CGAGGCCGCCTTTCCAAGATGGCGAGCCGCGCAACTTGAGGCCGCATCCTCGGCACACCGCTTGAGTTTTAGTACAGTTATGCATGGCGACCTCCAGTGTTTGGGGTTAGGCGGAACGGGCTGCGGTATGCGCTGACCGGTTTGGAATCCTGCAAATAAGGCCGAACTCTTCGCCGATTTCGATTACTTCGTGGAATGGAAGCCCGTCATCAGCGAGCAAGCCCTCATGCTCCACGTCGAACTGCCAGATCAGATCCATGAGGCTGTCGCAGCCCATGCAGGTCTTGACCGCGTAGAAATCGCCATCCCACTTCCCGGCAATGTTGATATAGCGCTCGCCGGGGTTGATGGTCCGGCGGCAGCACTCGCAGTTGTGCGGGCTTCGCGCCTTAACGATGTTTTTGCTTTGGAATGAATCGCTCATGACTCTCTCCATTCGTTGGTTCACCCGGTTAGGCGGCGACAGGCTGATTCATCAGTTCGGCGTAGGCGTTGAGTGCTTCTTCGCGGGTATCGCCGAATGCGTAATTGGCCGACGACTGCAGGTCTTCAAACCCTTCGCCTGCCACGCACCACGCACTGCCATCCTTCATCACGCGGATGGCCCACCAAGGCTTCTGGAATCCGTCAGTGCGGCAGGTATTGCAGGCCCAGCTGCCGCCGTAGACGAAGCCGGTCTGCTTGCACTGGCCATGTGGGAAGGGGTGGATGAAGTAGATCTGGCCCGCTCGGATCATGTCGTCGGCTTTGTCCCAGCCCTGCCCACGCTCAAACCGAGCCGGGCCATCAGCCGTAGCATTGCGCTCAACACCATGGACGCGGGAATTGAAGCCGCCGAGAAAATTGCCGCTGAGCAGGCTTGCGTCGAAGATTTGGTCCGCCATGCGGATACGGTTCGTTTGCTGTTTCATGGTCAACTCCGATTGTTTGGTTCACCTGTATTCGTCAACACTCATGCCTCCTGCTGGTTGCCGATGGGCGCGGGGGAGGAGTGCTGACGTAATAGAGGCCCGCAAAAAAGGCCGGTTGGACGTCCGGCCTTTCGGATGCAGTGGTTTTGGTTTTGGGCGGGACCATCAGCGCCAGAACGCCGAGAGCCCCGGTCCAGAGCGCCATCGCTCACTGTGGAAGCGCAGTGGGCCGGTTGGCAGGCCGTCATCAATTGGCGGTTCTGGCCGCGCATGGCTGAGCGCTGCGCCGATCATGAAAAGTAGGAGCATGCGATTCTCCGGTTGGGGTGGGTGATGCAGAGGCCGGAGCTGATCCCGGCACGACTATTAGCGGCCTTAGTGACACCGGAGTTTCACCGGGGCAAAGGTTTCAGCCGCTTATTCTTGGACTCGCCGTGGCCATCTGGGCGCTTACTCACTCTACCGGCCACGATTCCCGCGATCCCTCAGGTCTTACACTTGCGCATCAGCCTGCGCATTCATCCGCATCGGATATAGCTCGAATCCTTCCGGTGTTGCCCGTCTACGCCGCGACAAAATCCGCTCAGGCTCGGGACAAGGTGGCCACCCTGCTATCACACAGAAGGCCGAGCTATATCCGATGCGCTCTCATAGAGAGGATCGGGCAGTTAACGACAGGCTGTCGTGGCGCTGGTTGATCAGCCGGGGAATTTGAAGCCAGCGTCTTGGAGAGCCTTCAGGCGCTCACAGAGGCCGACGTATTCCCTGAGTTCGGAGAGGCTTTTTGCATCGAGGTTTGATTTCAACTGCTTGATGGCCTGCGTGATCTCAGCGGCTTCGCGAGTAACCGTCTGCCTGAATACCCGAAGCTCTTCGATGTTTTCTTTCTTGATCTCTTCAAACACATGCTTGGCGTTGATCACGCCGGAATATGCAGCCTCTAGGGATGCAGTCGTTTCCTTTACGCGGTCCTGAAGTTGAAGGCTTTTGGCCAACAACTCTTCGTAGCTGGAAATCTCCGAGGACAAAAAATCCTCTCTACTGAGCTGGCTCATACATTCCTCCGTTGATTTCCAATGCCGCCTCATAGAAGCGGCATCAGTAAATCTGTGGAGCCGTGATCAGCTACTGGCTGCACTCACTGGCTTGAATTAAATGTGGTCGCCTGTTTTTGCAGGGGCAGGCTCCCTGTTTCCTCGCTTTCCACAGTCGAGGTAAACCCATATGCTTCGACTTCCACAGTCGAGATAAGGGATGTCGTTATGGCGGAATACATGGTGCGAGTTGAGCTATCTAATGCGGATGGTGACGATTACAGCGATCTCCATGACGCAATGGAGGTGCTCGGCCTGAAGAGAACGGTGGTTTTCGAAAATGGGAAAAGATACAAGATGCCAAATGGTACTTACTTTGGCTCAAGCTCCCTCGGAACCGTTGCACTGAGAGACAAGGTGAAATCGATTGCCGATCCACTAGCCGTACTAGGAACTGCATCTGTCTTTGTATGCCAGTCTCAAGATTGGCAGGCTTGGCTTTTCGAGGACTGACTTGATCCACCACCAGCGGAAGGTCTTCCTTTAGGCATCTCGCTTACCCAGTAGGCCAAGTAGTTTGAAGCGATGGCGAAAGCCTCATCAAAAGTTACGCTTTCGTCCGTCGATACCTCCTGAACGATCTGGCGAAACCGCTCAATCTGTTCTTCGTTCATTTTCCTTCTCCGGTTTGATTTCCCTGATACCCCTCGTGAGAAGGGCATCGAGGAAATCTGTTTCTCCACCACGCGCATCGCCCGATTCATATCTCTGGCCGGCGTCACACATTTCGTGGACGGTTTTCTTCGCCGACCGGCTTGCGTGGTTTCGCGTACTCACATCTGGTGAGCACGGCCAGTTCCAGAGCTGGCGTGGAGATCGAATTTATTGTTCGCACTGTGCCCGTTGCCGGGGATCGATCTGCGAAGGTCCTGAACTGTTAAAGAGCGAGGGCCTGAGCCCTGGCGAGTCCCTGTTGGGTGACTCGATGGAGGTAAATTTATCCCCGCGATAAATCCATGTCAATATCAATTTGATAAATTTATCGCAATTTTCGTTTATCTTCCGTTTATCACGGTTTTCTCTAGGCAAAAAAAAGCCCGCACTTGGCGGGCTTGCTTTCTATGTGGCTGTTACCAGTCAAGCATCTCCGGGACTATCCACTCCGGAGGCTGGCCGTCTTTAGATATTCGGACCATTCCAGCGTCCAGCTGGTAGACCTGAACTACTGCGCCGATCTTGACTCCGCGCTTTATGGCGGCCGATGGGTCGGCGTTAGTGCGGATGGGCGCCGCGAATGTAGCAGGCTTGGATTTGCTCCCTACCTTCAGGGGTGGCGATTTAGCTGGACGTGGTGCCAAATCATCAGAAACGCCTGACGGCTTGGAGAAAATAGCCCACTTAGTCAGCGTCCAATAGTTGAGCCTCCCGAGCTCTGGGCTTTTACTGTACTCCGACGCGAGCTTCAGGCCGATCTGCATATGGTCGCCGCGGACCTGCATTACCGTCCATGATATGTCAGAGCTGACATTGCTCTGATGGAAGCAGTATCTAGACCCAGTAATCTCCGCCCAAGCTGTATATTCGGCTCTGGCGTAGTGGTCGAGAGCTCTATCGAGGTCGCTTCCGGTCATGCAGCCGATAGCTGATGAGTCCAGCCAAACTTGCTGGTCGGCTCTTGGCGTCGATGGCGATAACAACGATGAGCCACCAGATTGCAGAGAGGATCTATCGGACATCGCGCCAAATATCATCAGGGCGCCAGATGCAATGAACGGGGTCAGCACTATCCATAGCAGTATCTTGCCTAGCGACCCGGGCTTTTTCTCCTGGGGCGGAACTACCGATGTTAGATCGGCCTGGCAATGCCGGCATCGAATTGCCTCTGCCTTAATTGTTTCTGCGCAGTAGGGGCATGCCTTTTCTTCCATTGCTAACCACTCCCGTAATTGAGCCCGCACTTTACCATTCGTGGCTTACAGCCACCATTGGCGGGCTACGGATTCAGATCGGGCAGGGCAGATACAAGAAGCCCGGCGCGGGGCCGGGCCAGGGGTCATGCTGCCACAGTGGCTCTAGGGATTTTTGCATCAGGCACAGAGATGCCTTCTTTGAAGAACATTACCTCGTCGCCTACATATCGCGCCTGGGCGGTATAGTGCAGTCCGTAAGTCAGAGCCTCGTTCTGGCTGTACATCTCGCAGATTTCTGGTGCGCTGTCGTACGAGACTACCCATGGTCTCTCGAAGATGGTCGACTGCAGCAATTCAGCAATTTGCAGATGATCATCGTGTTTGTAGAAGTTTCGGTACAGGCCGCGCCCTTTAACGTAGTACGGCGGGTCAAGGTAGATCAGTGATTGCTCTGGCAGAAACTCTGCTGCACGGCTGAGCAAAAGAAAGGCGTCCTCGCAATAAACCGAAATCCGATCTGCATTCAGCGCGATTCGTTCAAGCCTGGTTGCAATCATCTCCTTGCTGAATCGGGCATCGAGTTTGTAGGCGCCAGTCTGCGCCTTTCCCCCGATGACTCCACCCTTGAGGATGCCGGATCGGTTAGTACGGTTCACAAAAAGCGTAGAAAAACCCCTCTCGGCAAGTGAGAGGCCAGGGTCTTGGGCAAGCATCACGGAACGCCAATAATGCCATTGCTCCATAGTAATTGGCGTGTCCTTGAGCAGCTTTAGGATTCCGTCCGGATCAGTGGTAACGGCTGACCAGAACGCGTACACAGCCGGATCAAGGTCATTGATATGAATATGGGTTGCATGCCCATCAAATAGCAACTCAAGGGCTACGCCGGCCCCGCCAGCAAATGGCTCGAGATAGTGACCGCCAGCCAGGCCATTAGCCCGCATCACCTCGGCAATGAAAGGCGCAAAACGAGCCTTGCCGCCAGGGTAGCGTAGGGGGCTGTATAGCTTGTTGGAGTACATTAGATCTCATCCTTTGAGGCGTGCGAACCTCAGTTTAGCGCCGTGCAGTATACTTGGCCAGCCTTTAAATTGTGACCTTCGCCGTCAAAATTGCTGCCGTGACCAATTGGTCCTCAAATGTTGCCACCTCTTTTGGGTGCTCGGAAATCCACATCCCAACCACGTCCCAACGAGTTAAATATTTGAGTCGCTGGTTCATCCAGTTTTTTGCGGTTTCTCGATCATCCATATTCACATTCCCGCCCACTAGGTATTTTTTCAGGTAATCGCTGGTTACTTTTTTATCGATTAGCGCTGCGCGAGCTAATGGGAATCCGTTTTTTTCATAGGCAAGATGTTTTAGAAATTTGTACAGCGTACGCTCAGGAGAGATACCTTTTTTCTGGCTATCTAAAGCACCAGGGATTTTGATTATATTTTGAGTGTCCTCAGGTTTGCCTTTAATTGATGAGTCCGCATCTAGCGCAATCAAAACCGTCTTAAAGTGATCGTCGTGCTTTGGCAGGCTATTGAGGTTGTCGCAGCCCATACTTAGAGGGATCATTTTTAATAATACAGATGCTTCTTTCTTTACCCGAGCCCTGAGCGCTGGAGTGATTATTCGTTTTAGGAAAAAGTGCGCTTCTTCATCTTCCATGTAAACTTTAAGTTCTTGGGTTTTTGCTTTTTTAGGTGCCACCTCTAAAGTGAGGCTCATATCTCTTTTTATATCAGTTAAAGTATAGTTTGTTGCAACTCTTGGGCTAGAAGAGTCCGTGATGTAAACGATGGAGTCGAGTGGCTTTCCTCTTCGCTTAGGAAAGTTTTCTGGGTGGATCGCCTCTATTAAGCATAGTGAGTGGGTGGTGGCTAACACCTGAAGCTTTAATTGTCTAGCGGCTGTGGATATTGCAGATATTAAGCTTATTTGAGCGTGAGGGTGAAATCCTGCGTCAAGCTCATCTATAACCAGCAAGCCTCCAGGATAGCCTTCATTCATTTCGCGTTTTAATTTGTTAAATGAAGAGAGGGCTGTTGCAATTGCACTCAAGCTGTCTTGCCCCAGCGAAACGCAGCTTGAGCTATAGGAGTACTTCGGATGTTTGGCGGTTTTCTTCGTCCCCTGAATCGCTGATGTGGTTATGTCTTCACTGTTTCTCGCTTCTTCATCAAGCTCAATAACGCTATTAATGAAGTCTCTAATAAATACCGCATCTTCTGGCAGAATTTTCTTATCGGCAGTGTTTTTTATCCAGGCCGGGTTGCTTTCGCCAACAGGTATCATTCGTGACATGCCAAGATATATAGTCGGCAGAGGTACCTTTGCATCAGGTCCGACAGAAATAGATCCATCTTTAGACGTGAAATCTCCTGAAGGGTGATTGCGCACGACAACGCGCACTTTTTGTTCAGAAGACCTCCTGGTAAGTGTACTGATTTTTGTAAGTGATTCTTCGTTTATACTGTAGTCAATAAATGGAGTTGGCAACTCTAACCCTGAGTCCTGGATGCTGATTAGTTCATTTTCGTAGTCCAGGTGTATTATCTCATTGAGATTTCCTTGAAATGTTTTGTTGAAATAGCTTTTAAATGAGGCGTCAGTAAGGCCGGAGCCGTTTGAGACAAGGCCAAGGATAGTCGACTTTCCTATTCCGTTATGCCCGGCTATAAGGGTTATTCTATCAGCAAAGTCGATCTTGATTTTAGCCAGCTTTCGAAAGGCTGGATCTTCAAAGCGCAAAGACTGAAGTTTTATAGATGCCATGCTGATGATTCCCTTCAAATCTCAATTTTTGTAGTTTCTGGGTGGTGCTATTTGTTTTGGCGAAGTTAACTTGACCTCACACTTCAGTGCAAATATCGTGTTGTCGGGGATATGTTTGTACTTTTCTTTTCACCCTGCCGCACCTCCAGTACGCTCATTCCTGAATCTGCAATCAGCTTTCGCTGGTAGTCCCAGGCGCTCATACCTTGTAGCCCCGCTTCCTTCTCTAGGGCCAAGGAAAGAAAGTCATTCCGGCGCTGAAGCCTCTCCATTTCAGGCAAGCCCTCCTGAAAAGAAGCGTCCGCCTCTTCTATCAGGTGAGGATTGGCTTTTATGAATAAAGCAATAGCAAACATTTTGATTTCTTCATTCGATAACAAAGCCAGAATCCTTTAATTAACTAATTGGAAGAGTGTACTCATCTTGCCATTCCTATTGATCTACCCAACTTTGGTTCGAACTATCTGCCCGCTCTTCACCTCATGCGCATAACCCTCCAGCCTATCGGCTTCCTCATAGAGCCTACCCACCAACCCCATCAGGGCTATGGCGTCGGCATCGCTGAGTCGGCTGGCCAACCTGCCCAGGTCGACACAGGATTGCTCAAGATTGAAAGCTATCGCTTTTAGGTCGCGGCGCAGCTGCTGGTTGGGCTTGGTGAGGGCCATGGGTGCCTCCTAGAGATTACCTGGCGTACATACCCCACCAGAAAACGTGCCCCAGGATGCCGATCTGCTGATCCTGCATTTCCTGGAAGCTGTAATCTTCATCCGGGTATTCGTCGCGATTGAAGCTGCGCAATCTGATCCCAGAAGGGAGCCTGAAGACCTGCTTAACGCGCAGCTGTCCGTTGTGATTAATTGCGTAGAGGTCACCGCCAATAATGTCGCCGAGGCTCGTCTTGCCCAGATCTACGCCAACCGTGGCGCCGTCACGAAGCACAGGAATCATGCTATTGCCGCGAACGGTGACGCACTTGGCCTGATCAAACTGAACGCTGTTATCGCGAAGATTTTTCTTGCGAAAGCGAAGGCTCTCGCCCTCGTCCTCCTGAATTACAAATCTTCCCGACCCAGCGTCAAGCTCCACTTCGCGGAGGAAGGGCACCTCTACTTCATCATCACCTAGAGGGGTCTTTTCGTCCCAAGCGGCTATGCGCCGAAGAGGGCCTGCGTTGGATTCGAGAGCTCTAACTGTGTTCGCCGCCTCCGATTGTGGCGTATCCAGCCAGCCGGGTGGCAATCCTTGCGCGTCTTCGATCTTTCTCGCCAGGGCGTGCCCGAGGTTTCTCTTCGGGTTTGGCGAGACGATCAGGCTAATAACTGAAGGCGCGGTTCCGCATGCCACGGCGAACTCGGCTTGGGTTGGGTATCGAGCGGCTAGGGCTCGGAGGTTTTCTCTGCGAATGCTGTTGGTATCCATCCATAGATGATCGCCCCTTTTATCTAATTGATAAATAATCTCCGTGATCAATTGTCGCTTGCCTTGAAATTATCAATGAGATAAATTTGATTTATCTCTAAACAAGGTAATGAAGATGAAAACCCCCATTCCCGATATGCAGGCATGGCTCACCCATGCTTGTGCTGATGAGCGCCAACGGGTTGCCGACGAGTCGGGAATTTCCGTTGGCTACCTCTGGCTGATTGCTGGCGGCCATCGCAAACCATCCGAAGGCGTAGCAACAAAGATCCATAAGGCAACTGGCGGCCAGGTATCTGCCTTTTCGTTTTTCCCACAGCTCGCGGCAATTGCTGCCGAAACCGCCGCCTGACATCCCTGTCCGCCGTTCCATTGAGTAAATGATCGCCTCTGCACCTGCAGGGCGCCACGTAAAGAATTTCGAGGTTTTAGGTATGCAGGATTTTCTGAGGGCTTGTGACACCTCCGTCGAAGAGGCGAACACCAAGAATCTCGCCACTTTGATGAGCATGCCGCCGGTGAGCCTGCTCCAGCGCGCCAATGCGAATTACGACGGAGCATGGTTCAACGTTAAGCACCTGTACTCCCTGCTGCTGCATACCGAGGACATGCGCCCATTGGCAGCGTTGGCTGGGGAGTTCGGTTATTCGATCGTGAAGACTGATCAGCCTTCGGCAATCGACATCCATGAGGCTTTGGGGCGCGCAACGCTGGAGTTTGCCGAGGTCACCGTCGAGACGCATGCGGCGATGGCTGACGGTCGAGTAGATCAGGTTGAGCGCGCCCGAATCCTTCGCGAGATCGATCACGCAGAAAGCGCACTGGCGCAGTTGAAAGCCTCGGTGAAGGTCGCCTGATGAAAGCCGAACTGAAACTTCAGATAAATGCTCAGCCCGGTCTTTCCGAGCTCGAGGGGCTATTTGCCGCCCTTGAAAAGATTCTCACCGATGCTCCGCACCTTCGCTTGAAGGTCATCGATCTTCTTTTCACCCTCAGCGACGGCAGCCTCAAACCCGGCTTTGTCGAGTTGGTGGCTATTCCCGCATTCGGGGCAGACGGTCAATCGGTCATTGAGCTTCAGGTCACCGACCGACTGAGGGAATTGGTGGGCGCACTCGCCGCAGGTGATGTTGAAGTTTTGGGTATCGACCAATGACATGTCCGGCCTCCTGGCCTTCGTTTGTGGAAATTCGAAATTACCACGGATGCGCCGGACACCTACAACGCCTGAACTACAGGCGCAAAAAAGCCGACGGACGAGGTCGGCTGATTCGTTAACACACTGCGAGGCCAATTATATGCACAGCACAGACCAATCGAGCAATACCCCCAACAATCTCGCGCCACGTTTTTCGCAATCTGGAAACGTGGCGCGCAATTCCTCAGTGATCCCTTTCGACTTCGACGGCGCGGCGATCCGGGTCATCACTGACAAGCTCGGTGACCCGTGGTTTGTCGCGCGCGATGTCGCCGACGCCCTCGGCTACTCCAAGCCAGAGAACGCCGTGTCCCGCCATTGCAAGGCTGCGACCACTACCCCGAAACAGGGTGGTGGTTTCATGACCATCATCCCGGAGCGGGACCTGTACCGATTGGTGATGAAGTCCAAGCTTCCGGCCGCCGAGAAGTTCGAAGAGTGGGTGGTGGGCCAGGTCCTGCCGAGCATTCGCAAGACCGGCACGTTTTCCGCTCAAGGCCCGAACAACTCCAAGATCGTCGGCGAGCTCGCCATCCTGGAATGCTTCGACCGTCTGCTGAAGCCTGCCAACTCCAGCAAGATGATGATGCTGGCCAAGATCGCCGCCAATAACGGCCTGGACGCCAAGTTCCTCCCAGGCTACGCCGTCGACGCCGCGCCAGATGCCGCTGGCGGCTCTTCGATGCCCACCAAGGCAATCACCGCTCTGATCAAAGATCACGCCATCGCAAGCACGGCCCGCGACTTCAACCTTGCATTGGAGGCTCACGGCTTCCTCAAGGTGCTCCAGCGCAAAAACTCCAAACAGGAAATGGTTGACTTCTGGTCCGTGACCGAAAAGGGCCTGGCCTACGGCAAGAACCTCACCAGCCCTCAATGCCCCCGCGAGACGCAGCCTCACTGGTACGCGGATCGCTTCCTTGAATTGGCCGCTAAGGTCGGGAAGGCCTGACATGCAATACACCGTCACGATTAATCAGGTGAAGGCGTTGGAGTGGGGGCTGAATTCTCAGCAGGCCCTTCTGTTCGCTTTCGTCTACGAGTGCCCGAGCTGGGCCAATCCAATCAAGACGGACACCGGCATTTACTTCGCGCTGAGCAAGGCCAAGATTGTCGAAGAATTACCGCTGCTCACCGACAAGCCGGACACCGCCTACCGCCTCCTGAAGGCCCTGCGTGATGCAGGTTTGATTGAGCTTTCCAGCAACGCCAACATCACCTTGATCCGTTTGACCGAGAAGGCCAAGGAGTGGAACCGCAAGCTGGATGGGTCGGAAAAATATCCGACCTCTAAAGCGATAGAGGGTCGGAAAAAAATCCGATCCGCCTCGGAAAAATCTCCGAGTAAGGTCGGAAAAAAATCCGAGCAAGGGTCGGAAAAATCTCCGACAAATCAGGATACCAATAATCAGGGTACCAATCAGGTAACCAGTAATCAGGATTTGCAGGACGGCTCGGACAAACCGAACCAGTCCCGCGGCTTGGTGCTGGTCGTTGATCGTACCGATGCGCCACGGGTTGAGATTCCTGCTGACATGCCAGGCCCCAAAGACCAGAACTGCAAAACCTTCAAGGTCTGGGCGAACTACGCCATGGCTTACCGCAAACGCTACAGCGCCTGGCCGGTGTGGAATGCCAAGGTGGGCGGCCAGCTCGGCCAACTGGTCGACCGCCTTGGCTCTGACGTCGCCCACCACGTCGCCGCTCACTTCCTGAAAACCAGCGATGCCGCTGTCCTTCGCAAGTGCCACAGCCTCAACGAGCTGCTGGCCAACGCCGAGAGCTATCACACCCAGTGGGTGACCGGGCAGCGCATCAACGGCACAACTGCTCGCCAGATGGAGCGGACTGAGGCGAACCATTCCGCGGCCGAGCAGGCCGCCCAGATGGTTCTGGCCAAACGCCAAGCAGGTGACCGCAATGAATACCTTTGAAATGAATGACCAGCAGGTTGCCGGGCTGGCCGCCGCCATCTGCGCCACTGCCGAGGCCATGGGCCAGGAAATGAACCCCGGTACCGCTGCGATGATGGCTGAAGATCTTTGCTCCTACCCGGTGCCGGTCGTCAAAGCCGCGCTGAAGGCGTGCCGTTTTGAAGTGAAAGGCAAGCTGGCAATGGCTGACATCCTCCAGCGCGTCCAGACCTCCGACGGCCGCCCCGGCAAGGACGAGGCCTGGGCCATCGCCATGACCACCAACGATGAATTCGAAACCGTGGTGCTGACCGACGAGATCCAGCTGGCACTGGCTGCCGCGAAACCCATCTTGGATGGCGGCGACAAAATCGGTGCCCGCATGGCGTTCATCGACGCCTACCAAAGGTTCGTGGGCCAGGCCCGCGAGGATGCGAAACCGGTCAACTGGCACGTGTCCGTGGGCTTCGACTCCAACCGTCGTATCCAGGCCGTTACCAAGGCTGTGGAGCTGAAACGCATTCCCCAAGAGCACGGCCAGAAGTACTTGGCTGACCTGAGCATTGTTCCAGTTACCGAGGATGGCCGCGCCATTGCTGGTTTGCTCACAGGCACCGTCACCCAGCCAAAGTCGCTGCTGCGCGCAAAGCTCGAGATCGTGAAGAACTCAATGCTGGAAATGCGGAAGGTCAGCGAAGAGCGGAAGCTCGAAATGCGGATTGACGCTGCCAATGAGCTAGCGGATCGACGCGCGCTGCTGATTAAGCAGGCCCAGGATCTGGAAGCGAAGAGGGCAGCGCAATGAGCAAGCCAGCGAAGCCTCGCCCAATGCCCGTGTACCTAGTGCTGCGCCGCCTCGTCGATCCGGCCACAGGCAAGGAGGTGGCTGCTTTCGTGCCGTCCTCCGACGCAGATCGGTCAATCCTCCGTGAGCGCGATTTCCGCATCAACACGAAAATCCGCGCCGACCTCAAGCAGCCGCGCAACCCACGTTTCAACGGCTTGGTCCACGGCTTGGGCCGGGTGTTGAGCCAGAACATCGACCGGTTTTCCGGCAAGCAGTCCCACGACGCGATCAAGGCCCTGCAGCTGGAGTCGGGCGTGTACTGCGACGAGGAAGCATTCGACATCCCCGGCCTGGGCCAGCTTACCCGTAAGACACCGCGCAGCCTCTCCTACGACTCAATGGGGGAGGAAACCTTCCAAGATTTCTGGCGCCAGTGCTGCGCGTATCTGGTGCTGCATTACTGGCCGACGCTCACCGAAGAGCGCCTGACCGAAATGGCCGAGTTCGAAGCATTCAAGGAGGCCGCATGACCATCGAACGGAAGCCGGCCAAGCCGAAAAAATGCCGCGTTGCTACGTGCAGGGCCTCATTCGTCCCTTCGCGGATGGGCCAGGCGGTATGCAGCCCGGCCTGCGCGATGGTCGACGCGCCCAGGCATGAGCCGAAGGCCCGCAAGGCACTGGCACAAATCGAGCGGAAGGAAATCAAGGTCCGCAAGGAGAGGCTGAAGAGTCGCGGCGATCACATCCGTGAGGCCCAGCAGGCGTTCAACGCGTACATCCGTGCCCGGGACCAGGCCGCCGGCCACCTCTGCATCTCCAGCGGCAAGCCTTTGGACTGGAGCGGAAACGCAGTCGATGCCGGCCACTACCGCAGTGTTGGCTCCGCGCCGCACCTTCGCTTCGATGAGCGCAACTGCCACGCCCAGAGCAAGCAGGACAACCGGTTCCTTTCGGGCAATGCCGTGGATTACCGGATCGGCCTCATCGCTCGTATTGGCCAGGAGGCCGTCGACGCCCTGGAGGCTGACCAGAGCGTGCGCAAGTACACCGTGGATGAGATTAAGGCCATCAAGGCCAAATACCGAGCAAAGACCAGAGAACTAAAGAAGGGGCAGGCAGCATGAATGAGCAAATCAAGATGAGTCCATGCGCGTTCTGCGGCGGGCCTCCGGTGACTATCATTACTACTGCATTCTTCCCGCGCCAGCACGTTGAGCGGGTAGCGAACTACGGCGACGACGGCCTGAGCGTTGAAGCTCGGGTGTACTGCCATGAGTGCGGGGCCAGCGGTGAGACTGCGGAGGACGAGATATACGACGCCGAGAGTTACGACGACGTGATGCTTGATGCCATAGGGAAGTGGAATGTCCGGGACAAGCGGCATGCCGATCTGTACGAGTCCAGTGACCGCGCCGGTCGAAACCTATACCCGAGGACTGCGGCATGACCTATCGCAACGTTGTTTCGGCAGTGGTTCGCGCCCTTGCGGCCGAGACCATCAACTCCGCCGGCGGCTGCGACTTTGAGCCCAAGGTGCAATGCGTCAAGCAGAAGGGCGAGATCGTCGGCAAGGAGGCGGCGTTTCTGCAGGATTGCTGGGTGTTCGGTCGGTTACACAAGGCTTTGACCCCGGCGCACTGGCGGGCGCTCGTGGCGAAGTACTCGACGCATCATGAGCGCAAGCATGGCGCCATCCTGGAACTGTTGAATTCGGTGAAGACGCCGGCGCCGAAGCGCTTCCGGGAATGCGCGGTGCTGACTTGGGCCATTCCACAAGTTGCCGGTGCAGAGGGCAAGCGCTCCGCCGCGGTGCTGCCAGCCGCCTGGTACGACATCACCAATTGGGACAACGACGGCAAGCCAGAATCAACTCGGTACCGGTGGCGCTCAGGTATCCGCAAGACACTGGATGACCAGGTGAACGAGGCGCTGACAGCAGCTCAGGAGCTTCTCGACGCAGAGGGGCTTATCGAAATCTGCGCCGCATAGCAAAAAGCCATTGCAATGAGTGAGAAACTGAGAGAATATTAATCCATCCTGTCGATCTTGCGCGTTAGGGATTGATACATAAAGCCTGGCTTCATGCCGGGCTTTTTTATGGAGCGTCATCTTGGAAGTTATACAGGCGGCTACTGCAGTGTTGGGCTGGGGGGACATAGTAAAAATTGTCCTGGCGAGCGGTGTTGTAGCCGCTCTCATCGGCGTTGCTAAAGATTGGTTCTTCAAGAGCCGAGAGCGAAAGCAAGAGGCAATTTTTTCTGCCATTGGGTTAGTAGCCAAGCTAGACCTTTATGTGATTCAGTCCCGGCGCAACGTCTGGGACTATAGCGAGGCGGCCGCACCGCTCGAACCGGAGCGCGACTACCAAGACTGGCCAACCTGCGCCTACCCAGATTTGGATATATCTGAATTAGCTTTAAAGCATCTTAACCGAGAGCACGCGAGTGACTTCGCGTGGATCGCGACCGATAAAGCGCTGGCGAGCCAACATCTGAATGCCATCTACGACGCTTCTTGGGATCCCACCGAAGTTCATGCACATAAAGCTGAGGTGGTAGGGTATTTCGGCTACGAAGCTTATCTTTTGGCTAGCAAATTAAGGAAAGAGTACGGTCTTCCGCCGTTCGGTCAGCGATGGGGTGTTGATGATGATTTCTCAGACCTGGCTCACGCGTGGCAGGAAACAAAGAAGGAAGTAGCGAAGCGTTACCGCGGAGTTACGGTTGATGATATTTGATCAGCGAAAATATTGGATAACCCAGCCTGCGTGCTGGGTTTTTTGTGCCGAGAATTTACCTGTAGCCAGGACAGCCCTCGGGAAGGCCTGGACGTCGATAGCCGGATAGTGCGACGTACGGAATCAACGCCGGCAGCCCGTGCACTCTGACCTCACATGCTTGTGGAGTGGCGCGAGACAGGAAAGGCGAGATCGATGCATTTGGGCGTCGACGCTGGGATGGTCTTTGGCCGACAGCTCGGAAAGACGAGCGCACCTATTCAGGGCCTCAGCACTCGCTGGGGCTTTTCTCGTTATGAGGCACAGAAAATGTCCGGCGCTATCCAATCCAGCAACTACGTGCCGGGCATTTCCGGATGGAAGCTCGACACCGATACCGGTACGTTTGAGCTTAATTCCTGTCGCGCTCAAGGCGAAGGCGGCACTACTGTCAAAGTTCATGGCGGATCGATGACCGTAACTCACAATGGCGTACTTCGATCCCTTCTGGATGGGCTTCCTAGCCTGTGTGATAAATAGTTGCTATTCAAGGCCTCGCCAAGCGCAAGCCTTTTCGTTTTCGGCCCCACCACACCCATTGCTCCGAGCGGGGAGTGATGCTGGGGCTGGATTTATCAATCTCCCTGAGAGGGAGTAACCCGGATGCCAAACATGCCTGATAAGCCAGACACCTGGGCCAAGATCTGGCTGGCGTT